CTTTTGAGTCTTGCATTAGATGTCTCTGCCGGTACAGGTAAAGATCTTGGCGCTGTCTCCGATGCTCTTTCAAAAGCGTTCAACGGCAACCTCGGCCCATTGAAGAAATTAGATCCAGCACTCGCTGAATTGATTAAGAGTGGCGCTACGACTGACGAAGTGTTTGCAGCTATGGGCGAGACTTTTTCTGGTCAAGCATCCACTGCAGCGAACACGACTCAAGGCAAGATGAAGAACCTCGGGATTCAGATGGGCGAACTCAAAGAGTCCATCGGTGCAGCTGTCGCACCACTTGCAGAGAAACTGATTCCACAGCTACTCAAGTTCACCACATGGGCATCCAATAACAAAGGACTTATCGTCGCTATCGGTGCAACGATTGCAGTACTAGCTGCAGCGATTATCGCATTGAACGCTGGACTTGCTATCTACAACACGATCCAAGCAGTTACTCTCGCTATCAACACAGCACTCACGACCTCATTCTCTGCGCTTTGGGTCGCCACTGGTGCAGTCGTCATCTTGGCGATCATTGCAGCACTCATCGCACTCCAAGTCAAGTTCGACATCTTCGGGAAAGCGATAGACGGAATCAAAAAAGGCTTCCTCATCTGGTGGGATGTAGTCAAGTATGTATTCGGAGCGATCAAGTCAGGATTCGGAGAACTCAAAGATCTCGGAGTCAAAATCTTTGACGGCATCGGCGGAGCGTTCAAAGGCGTAATTAACGCAGTAATCGCAGGTCTAGAAGGCGGACTCAACTTCGCCATCAAAGGCCTGAACATCATCCTTGACGGGATAGACAAAGCTGCAGGGCCTTGGGTGAACTTCGGCGAGATCCCGAATGTCAAACTGCCTCGACTAGCTGAGGGAGGCATTACGACAGGGCCGACTATCGCCATGATCGGCGAAAAAGGGCCCGAAGCAGTGATCCCACTTGACAGGCTCGGAAGCATGGGTGGCCCCACTATCAACATCACAGTCACTTCGGCAGATCCGAACGCTGTCGTCGCAGCTTTGCAACGATATGTCCGAATGAGTGGCCCAGTGCCAGTGACCACAAGGCCACTATGAGCAATCAGAACCTCTGGAAGGTCACAGTGGACGGATACAGCCTTGACGGGTTCGTGTATTCGCTGTCATTTTTTAATGGGAAGAAGAGATGGCTTGAGAACTATTCCCCTCAAAGTCTGTCGCTCACTATTGACAACTCGACAGGTCTTGCGTCCGCTTTCTTGCCCGGATCAGAGATCAAAGTGTTCAGGGATGGAGTAGGAACAAACAACAACGCTCGAAGCTTCTTCTACACTGAAAGCGTTTCCTACGATGACGGCTTCCAGTACGCGTCAAATGGTGCAACAGCGACGATCACAGCAATAGATCTGTTCGGAGTATTGTCGCGTGAGCAACTCGTAGAAGAGGATCTGGGCGATCTTAACACGCTTGAGCAACTGTCCCCATACACAGCACTGATCAGCTTTACAAACGACGGAAACAGTGCAGCGTATGGGACTCTCAATTACACCGGCACTATCGGTGCTCGACTCGCCCAAAATATGCAGACCGAACACGGCCTCATGATTAACTACGGCGACACGATCAAACTGTTAGCAAGGTCTCAGGTCGGCGAGAATGTCTCAACATTGTCATTCGGTGGCACTGCATCGGCGACAGTACTCCCTATGAACGCAGTGTTCAGATCTGCCCTCGGAGATTCGTTCAACAACGTTGTCACAGTGGACGCTCCAGTCGGATCGTACACAGCGACAAACGCTGCAGGAGTTGCACTCTGGGGAACATGGGCGACAACAACAACACAAGTAGACGGAAGCAGTAGCCAAGTCCAAGGATGCGCCGAATATCTGGCCGCTCTTATGGGCGACGCGTTAAGCGAGAATCAGGTCTACTTTGAGATCCATGTATGGGACTACGCAGTCAACCCTTCGACTCTTACATTGTTTCAGCAATACAACGACTTCATCAGTCAGAACATAGATGTTGTCTACCGCACACCCGGCACACCCTCAGACACGACCTTTCAGTGCGTCATTGAGGGACTGCAGATCAACTCAGATCCTGAGAAGACCGAGTATGTGTTCTACCTCACCCCAGCGGAGTTGTATCGTTCATTCATCCTTGACGACGCTATCTTCGGTACTCTTGACAACAACAGACTCAGCTACGGCCTAGCAGGGTTCTAAGGAGACAACATGGCTATTCCTACCCTCCCAACATTTACAGCTGGCGAGATCCTGACTTCAGATGTGATGAACGATGTCTCGACTCTTGGCAACTATCAAGGACTCTTTCACATCAAGACGCAAACCATCGGCAACGCAGTCTCTAGCGTGACCGTGACTGGTGTGTTCTCGTCAGACTTTGACAACTATCTCATCACAGTCACTGGCGGAACATTTAACACCACGCTCGTTTGGGGCGTGTTTCAATTCAGTGCCGCCCACACGACGGGATATTACGGTGCTGCACAATTCATTGATACAACAGGAGCAGCGACTGCTCAAGGAACATCCAACCTTGGTCGACTACTTGTGACTCGATCATCAACGATTACTGCTGGCGTTTCGTCTTGGGTGATTAATGTCGCAAGTCCGACAAATGCTGTCCGTAAAAGTATTTGGGGACAATGCTCAGGAGGCAACATGGTCACTCATGGTGGCTTTTACGACTCAACAAGCTCATTTACCCAGTTCGTATTATCACCGTCAGCCGGAACACTCACAGGCGGAACGATCCGCGTCTACGGATACAGGAACTCATTATGACTATTGAAGAATACATGGCCCTCTACCCACAGGACGCTGTTTACATTCAAGTGGACGACACCGAACGACTCATGACAGACGAAGAGTACGAGGCATGGGTTGTCAATAGCGTCTACAACATTAACAATTTGACAACATGAAAACTCTCGCCGTGATCGCAGCTCTGGCCGTCGTCCTCATGTTCGTCGTTACTGGATGCAATGACCGCACTCGAGACAACTGCAAACAACAACCCACAGCGACAAGGTGCAACCCGTGAAGAAATACACCAACTCAGAGATCAAGGCCAGACTCATCCTGATCGTCGGAATTACACTTTCGGCAACCTTTGTCATCTCCACTGCGTCACTGCTCTACGGCCTGCTCTTCGTCATCCAGCCTCTAGAAGTATCACCAAACGATGAAAGCGCATGGTCGCTCCTATCCCCGATGATGCTCTTCCTCACCGGAGCACTATCAGGAATCCTCGCGAGTAACGGCCTGAAAGACAAAGGAGACAAAGATGAGTCCTAGACCGTACACAGGAAACACCGACGGCAACCATCCGACACCGCGCGCCGGCACGAAACGATTCGTGGAGTTTTGTGAGTACCTCTTCGGTGTCAAGAACATCGGCATCTATGCGAACCGTCCGATGCGATCGGGACCGCAGCTGTCCGTCCACGCAACGTGGCGAGCAACTGACCTTAAAGGCACCAAAGCCCAACGCAAAGCCCTAGTTGAATTCTTGTATCAGCATCGCGACCTTTTGGGCATTGAAGAGATTCATTCATACGACGGGACAGGCGTACCGTTCCCGACTGACAAGTGGGGAGCTGGATACCGTTGCTCACGCGACAACTGGCTTAAATGGACGATCTCACGCAACGGAGGCACACCCGGTGCCGACTGGACTCATGTAGAGATCTCGCCGCTTATGGCCGACAACTCCAAACTGGTTGAGGACGCGTTCGCCAAGATATTCGGCTAGGTCCTTGACAATCGGCTTGGGAGTCGGTCAAATGACTGGCAACCAAGTGCGTCCCGTGATAGCGGGACCCCGACCGCAGGAGGAAAGCAATGCAACAATCCCTTTTTGACGTTCTCGCTGTTCCAGCCGAGATGCTCAAATATGAAGCCTTCAAAGAGGCAAACCCTTGGGTCATGCCGACCCTCACAAAAATGTGCTACCAGCTGATGCACCGCGGATACACGCATTACGGCATCGCAGCTCTTATTGAAGTCTTGCGCTACGAACACGCAATTACCAACGACCCCAGTAGCGAGTTCAAATTCAACAACAATTACCGCGCCTTTATGGCCCGAGAGATCATGCAAAAACCAATGCTGGAGGGATTCTTCAGCACCCGCAAATCAGTTGCGGACCTATCAGAGGACTACTAATGAACCTTAAACGATTCCTACTCTTATCAATATTCACTTATGGAATATGCGCCTTATGGGCGATCACAGGCGTCCAAGGCAACGCAGACACCATTAAAACGCCGTCTGTGCCCTCTACGGTCACGCTCGGAATGTTGACACCCCAACAACTTGAGGACCGCGCAGAAGAGCTCACAACAACAACGACCAGCACGACGACCAGCACCGTGCCATTCACTCGACTTGCCGACTTTCACCCGGACACGAAATGTCAAGAATGGTTCCAGACTGCGATCACGGTCGGCTGGCCCAACAAAACCGAAACGCTAGAAAAACTAGGTCGCCTCCTGTGGAAGGAAACACGCTGTCTTAACATCACACCGCTGTCCAGTGACCCTAAACTGGCAGACCGCTTCAACGGATCGGACCACGGCGTGGCTCAGATCAACGAGATCCATACTAAGTACGTGGAGCAAGTGTTTAATATGCCGTTCGCTGAAGCCATGTCAGACCCAACCCTTAACCTGAGGTTTGCCTACTTGCTATATTCCGATATTGCTGAGACAGGCAGTTGCGGATGGAAACCTTGGCGACTGTGCTAGACCGCTGGTGGGATCACGCAGCTTGTCGAGGCATGGACTTAAACCTGTTCATCTTTGAACCGGGTGAACGGTACTCACGCAAAAAAATTGCTGAAGCAAAAGCCGTTTGCGCGACCTGCATCGTCAGGGCGTCTTGCCTAGCCGAGTCCCTCAAATATTCCACGACCCAGCTTGAGTGCTACGGCATATGGGGGGGTCTCACATGGAAAGAACGACGCCAACTACAATCCGACACAAACCCAGCCACACCGCTGGTATATCG